TCATAACCGATACTGAAACGTTAAACAAGAACATAAAAAAGGTAGAAAATACACTATCAGATGTGTTGTCTGTGCTTGACAATTCCATATATGCCCATCGGCGCGCGAAGAACCAAATAATGAAAATAATAGGACAATGGATGAACGGAGAACAAACGGGTTACTGTTTTGGGTTTGAAGGCTCTCCAGGTATCGGTAAATGTTTCAAAAAGGATACGCCGATTATGCTGTCAAATGGAAAAATAAAAATGGTTCAAGATATAACAACCGATGATAAATTAATGGGCGACGATAGCGCACCGCGTAATGTGTTGGCATTGGGTGCAGGAAGAGAAAAAATGTATCGCATAGAACAAGTAAAGGGCGATGATTATATAGTGAATGAAAGTCATATACTGAGTCTTAAAATGACAAAACCGAATAGAAATGGAGACAAACATAAAACTATAATGGGAAAACGCTATTATAAAAACGACATTGTTGATATATGCATAAAAGATTATTTAAGTCTGCCGCCATCGTTGAAAGAATGTTTGAAAGGATACAAAGTTGGAGTGGATTTTGTAGAACAGCAAGTAGATATGGAACCATATGCTTTGGGTTATTGGTTAGGTGATGGTGATAAATCTACATTTAGAATAACAACAATAGACCCCGAAATAGTAGAGTATTATAATAAATATGCCAACCAATACGGGCTTCACCTAAAACAAGGCAAGATGGGAACAAAAAACGAAATTACTTATCATATTACAACTGGCAAGAAAGGAGGCTGCGATTATTCAAGGAACGCATTTTTAAACATTTTAAAAAAATACAATCTCATACATAACAAACATATTCCAGACGTGTATAAATACAATTCAAGGGAAAACAGGTTAAAATTACTTGCTGGTTTAATAGATAGCGATGGATACCATAACCCTACGAATAATAGTTTGGAAATCACTCAAAAGAATAAAGCATTAGCAGATGACATATTATTTTTGGTGCGAAGTCTTGGAATGCGTGGAATGATGCAAGAATGTGAAAAATCGTGTATGTATAAGGGCGAAAAAAGATGGGGAACATATCATCGCATAACAATAACGGGTAATGGAATGGATGAAATACCAGTATTATTACAACGCAAAAAAGCCAACCCCCACAAACAAATAAAGGATCCAATGAATACTGGCATTATCGTGGTTCCATTAGAGGAAGATGATTATTACGGATTTCAAATTGACGGCAATTCCAGATTTTTATTAGGCGATTTTACAGTTGCCCACAACACGTCACTTGCCAAGAAAGGATTATCTCATTGTTTAAAAAACGCAGATGGAAGTTCTCGCCCATTCGCATTTATTGCGTTGGGTGGGTCGTGTAATGGTTCCACGATTGAAGGACACGGCTATACATATATGAACTCAACGTGGGGTAAGATAGTAGACATATTGATGGATGCAAAATGTATGAACCCAATTATTTATATTGATGAACTAGATAAAGTAAGCAAGACGGAGAACGGGCGCGAAATAATCGGCATATTTACCCATTTAATAGACCAAACGCAGAACGACACATTCCAGGATAAATATTTTAGCGGCATAAACATAGACTTATCAAAGGCTCTCTTTATATTTTCATATAATGACCCAGACCAAATAGATCGTGTATTGCTAGACCGCATACATCGCATCAAGTTTGAGAACCTTTCATTAGACGATAAAATGGTAATAGTAAAGAAATATATATTGCCCGAGATAAATACCAAAATGGGGTTTGATAATATTGTGGATATATCGGACACGATGATAGAACACATAATAGAGAAATATACGTTGGAACCAGGCGTTAGAAAATTAAAAGAATTGTTGTTTGACCTATTTGGAGAAATCAACTTGGATATACTTAAAAATGCGAGCGATACGGACATGGAGTTGCCGATAATAATTACCGAGGACAACTTGGAGAATAAGTATTTAATAAAATACCACAAAATCACGGAAAAGGCGATACACAAGTGTCCCGAAGTCGGAATAATTAATGGACTTTGGGCGAATGCATTGGGGCGAGGCGGAATAATACCAATACAAACGCTGCTATATCCATCGTCTTCTTTCCTGGAACTACGGTTAACAGGATTGCAAGGAGACGTGATGAAAGAAAGTATGAATGTCGCCAAAACATTAGCGTGGAACCTAACGCCAAACGAGGTGAAGAAGGAATTATTGATACAATTTAAGGATACACAGTGCCAAGGATTACATATTCACTGTCCCGAAGGAGCAGTATCAAAGGATGGTCCATCGGCGGGAGCAGCAATAACCGCAGCCATATTTAGTATATTTAACAATAAAAAGATAAAGAATAATCTAGCAATAACTGGCGAAATCAATTTACAAGGAGAGGTAACTGCGATCGGCGGGCTAGACTTGAAAATAACTGGGGGAATACGTGCGGGCATTAAAACCTTTCTATATCCAGAAGCAAACCAACGCGACTTCTTGGAATGGAAGAAAACCGCAAAAGCGTCCGATGGGATAGAGTTCTATAAAGTATCGACAATTCAAGAGGTGTTTAATTACGTTTTTGTAAGTGCGTGAAAAACAAATATGCAAGTATAGTATAATAGACTCAATGTTTGATTTAAATTTAATAGTATTTGGATACTTGTTTCTGCGTCTGGCGCCATTCATAATCGCGTGTTTCTTTACGCTGGCCTCGTTATTAAACGCGGATTACAAAGGTGTAGTATATTTAGCTGGTTTAATTCTATCAACTGTGATAGTTATGATGTTCTCGCCAGTACTTACAAACATTGCCAAACGTACATTGTGGACAGATATATTTGACGCACCAGTCGCGCCAGCTGATATATGCAAAGCGTTTTCGCTAGTAGAAGATACATCAATTCTGCCGCAGAGTCAATCAATGTTGGCATTCACGTTTGTTTATTTACTGTACCCAATAATAAAGAATAGCGTGGCTGCTATGAACGTGCCAACGCTAATATTTTTCCCAGTTTTACTTATATTTGATTTTGTCTGGAATGTTAGAAATTCGTGTTATAAGTTTGGACAACTAGCTGCATCGCTTGTATTGGGCGGATTGATGGGTCTTGTATGGGCACTATCAGTATCGGGTGGCGGAAAGCAAATGGATATGTTATATTTCACTACTGGTTCTCCTGAACTGGTAAAATGTTCAAAGCCAAACACGTCAACGTTTAAATGTTCCGTATACAAAGGTGGGAAACTCATAACAAATAATATGGGTTAAATTTCGGCGACAATAACAATATGCATAAAATGATACATTACGGCGTTATCATTTTATTCGACAAGTTCAACGTGGTCAATATTGTCAATAATCCATCGCTTCACTATTTTAATATTTCGCTGACGAAACATTTCATCAGCAATTAAATGAATGTTCTTGGTTTTTTCTTGAAAAAATGCAATGAAATTATTGGTTATCGCTTTATAATTTCCAGACTTATATTTATCCAAGTTGTCAATCGGGAATGGGGCGACACTTTTGCGTTGGTTTACTTCATTATGAAATGTAAACAGCATATGAATCATATCTTGCTTTGTTTGAATCGAATTTACATTAATCTTGCTCAAATATTCTTGCGCGTGCTTAGAACATATAGGACACGGTAAATTAGTGCAGATTGTAAAAATGATACGAAACAGGTCGTGTCGCATTGTGGGGAAGGACGTATCTTTAAACTTTTCAACCAATGTATGTAAAAATGTCCAGGTGGGCGCCCCCCATTTCATCTTGGGCTTCACCTCTGGTTGAACTGTTGCATTAATAGACGTTGGCGATGATGTAGGATTCATACGGTTACGTAGAGGCATAATATTAGTTGGGCGTTGTTCATTTGCATTGTTCATTGTTCTGCGCGAAGTCATTAAGAACATATGATCTGTAATATCGGTAATATACACTACATATATAATAATATGTTCTATCAAACCAAATAATAATGACAAACGGTATAAAAATCTAGCATTATGTATATAAAACAATGGAAAATAAGCAACAGTTAATAGATAGCATTAAAGATTGGGTGAAATTAGACAATGAAATCCGAAAGTTGCAATCCGAGATCAGCGCACGTAAAAATGAAAAAAAGAACGTATCTACCAAGTTAATGCAAACAATGAATGCAAACAATATAGACTGTTTTGATATCAAAGATGGGCAATTGTGTTACAACAAGCGCAGTGTAAAAAAGCCGATAACAAAAAAAGGATTATTTGACATTTTAACTAAATATTACAATGGCGATTTAATGCAAGCAACACAAGTGAATGAATATATTATTGAAAATCGCGAAGAGGTGGTGAAAGAGACCCTAGTTCGCAAAATGGCAAAGGACGTTGCCAGTCCATAGGTTTACATTAGTCCGAATCCAGGAATGGTATAACGTCCGTGATGTTTTTCGTATCTAGCAATGATGCGTGGATTTTCTGTTCCAGACATAACGTCTTCGGTATTATAAACATTATTTACATCGTCAATGTAATACACGATGCCGCAAATTTCGTGAGCAGTTACATCAACCTTGCGTTTCATCTGTTCAATCGCCCCAGATTGACACATTAGTCCGTGAGGAGTGCCCTTCACGTGTGTTCCACAAAACTCGTGTTCATCCATACGTCGTCGGGTGCATTGTTCGCCGTTTGCGCGCTTTGCATTGCACCTATTTGTTACTGGCACGGCGTTCTTGATGCGCTTACGCTTGCAAACATCGTCCTTTTCAAATATCAAACGTTCATAATCATATACAAACCCAACCAACTCCCCACTTTTTTCTGTTTCACTAAAATTCAACTGCTTAATCTTATCGCGAATTTCATTTTTGAATTCCGTGATGTACGTTTCAAACTTGACATTCAGACGCTTTTCCATTTCTTATAATAATTGCACTAGGTTGATTATATATAAAGTATATTATCAAATTCAATTTTCTGAAAACGGCAGATCAGTCACAGAAGGTTCTGGTTCTGGTTCTGGTTCTGGTTCTGGTTCTGGTTCTGGTTCTGGTTCTGGTT